TTGCTCTGGAACTTTAGATCGTTCGTAATTACCTTTTAAACCTTGCGTACCTGTTTTAGAACCTCTTGGTGCAGGTTCGTGTTGGCATTTTTTATTTCCATTCCAACACATTCCTTTAGGTTTCCAACCTTTTTCGTTAAATAAATCAAATATGTTATTACTAAAAATATCAGTTGGTTTCATTCTTGTATCTCCATAACTGCAATAAGTTACAGTAGTTCTATCCATTCCTTTCATAAAATACATTTTTCTTAACATTGCTCTTGGATTTTCTATGTAATAAATGCAATTCCATTTTTTATAAAAAGCATTTAACTTAATATTCATTCTGTCACATTTGGCAGCAAAATCTGTTTTAGGTTTTCCATTTTCAAATCTATGATGTGATATTGCAGCCATAGAATAAGTAGTACAAGGTCTACCATCAATCACAACATCTGGAATCCAAGGCAACATATCTTCAGTTAAATCTTCAATATCAATTACTAAATCTATATTTTCAAATTGTTTCCAATCAATACTAAAAACTTCATACCCTAATTGTTCAGCAATTTTGCCCCAACTTCTGGATCCTGCAAACAATTCTAATAACTTTGGTTTACTCATACTCTAAATTTTAATTTTATCAAATTAATGCCCCTTTTAAAAAAAACGTTTAAGAACACCGTATAAAAAACATTAAAACGATTTTTTATACAAGTACGTTATATACAAGTGGCTTAATTAGCGTAAACTTACTGGGTGTTTGCTTTGCTCGGTTTTACTCCATTACAGATACGCTAATCACATCACTTTCGGCAATACTAATATCCTTTCTGCAATCGTCATTGCTTACTCAAACTGTTAGGTCAAAACTAACCGCCACCAGATATATAACAATGCATAAAAAAAATAACTACTTATTGCTTATCAATTAACTTATAGTATTTTTCATCGTACCCATTTACATTCACTTTGTACTTTCTGCCTTTGTGGTATATTTTAACATCTTCGGGATTTTTAATTTGTCCGTTAGCGTATCTAACCATATCATCTTCATCAGGGTAAGTCTTTAAACATATTGCATTTGGCTTTTCCATATTTATAAAATTTAGTTCTTAATTTTCCGTTACTTTTCTTATGCTAAACGTTGTAGATAATAAATTTACCTACGTTTTCGCTTCTTTCTTTTCTTTCGGTTTTTAGCACAAGTTTTATCGTGCTTTTGTTGGTTAAATACAGGTTCTTTTGGGTTAACCCACATTTCAGGAAATTCAGGAAGTCTTGTAATTTCAAATACCTTTTCTTCTTTTGGTTCGGTAAATTGACTATCCACAACAATGGGTAAATCACATTTATTAGCTAATCCCAAAGCTGTTGTTTTACCTATTCCTGATGCACCTACTATTATAATTCCTCTTTCTTTTTCCATAATAAACGTGTTTTACCTTAGTCCGTTCCGCAACGACAACATAGCCGTTTCCGTTAGCTTTTCTTATTTAATTGATCTTTAAATATTAAAAAACTAAAAAAAAGCTCTACTAACATTAAACATATTACCAAAGATTGCCTTGCATAGTTTTTAAATATCTGCAACTCTAATAGTAAACTTGTACAAAATAAAACTGCAAAAGATATTAGCACAATTAGGTATAATTTAAAATCCTCCATTGATTGTTTTTTGTTTTAAGTACTTATTTAAAATTGTATTAATTGTAGATTCTAAAAGGGAAATATTATGCTCACTTTCTAGTTGTTTTTTTATACTTGGCACTGTATTATTATGCATTGTTGTAAAAGCATGTATAACTGCTACTGTTTTCTTATCTTGTATGCTATCCATTTTTAAGTGTTTTTAAATATCTAGTTTTTTGGTTATGAAACGAACTGTAAGAGGTGTATTTTTCTACACCAAATATTTTAAAATGTAGAAAATTAACAATATCAAACGCTGCCTTGTAATTTTTACAAAGAGGCAAAATTTCAAACCAGTATTCAAAAAAACCTTTATGAGTTCCTATTTTTTGTGCTAGTTTAAATATATAAGCATCTAAAGCATTTATAAATTGTTGATGTGTTTGTTGCATTTAAATTTTAGGGTTTTAAAAAGTTATTTCTACGCTTGGATCGTTATATTTACTTTGACCGCTTTCTGTTTCTTCAGATAAGGTGCCAGCTAACGCCATTATAGAGGCAATAATGCCATCTATTCTTTTAGTAGATTTTGATTTGTCTATTCTTACATTTTCATTAGTATCATAAATTGGCACACACCCTGAAAGCATCCATTTTAAAATTGGGTTACTACCAACTCTAAGCTTTTCAGATCTTAATAAGCGTTCAAACTCCTTTGTTGGACTAGTGTAATTCATTAAAGTCTGGGTAAATGGTGAAAGTTCTACACCAGCCTCTATTAAAGGAGTAATTAAACCTGCTGAAAACTTTCTATCATATTCTACATGGCTTGTTTTTCTTTCTGAGGTTATTTCTACTACTTTATTAAACACAATATTGTAATCTACCATATTACCTGGTGTAGCAATTAAAAAGGTATCTTTAGGATGTTTTGCATTGTCTCTTTTTAAATTAGCCCAATATTTATAAGGAACTCTATCTTCTTTACTTCTTTTTTCTATAGTATCTAAAGGGCAAAAAAACCAAACATCTAAATCTCTAAAGCCTTCTTCGTCTGAATCAGAAATAACTGCAAAAGCAGTTAAATCTGTGGTAGAACTTAAATCTAATGCACCACAATTGCCTAATTTTGCAAAATTTTGATACTGTATAGGAACCATGCAAGCATCCCAGTACTTAGATTCTACCCAAACAGTTGGCGCATCTACCCACATATTTAAATGCTTTGTTTGAAAGTTGGGTATTTTACTTGGCTGATTAACTGTTTTTTGATATTCTTTAAGCAAAAAATCCATAGAAACTGTTACTCCTAGGTTTGGGTTGGCTTTTATCCAATTTGCTGGGTCTTGCCAATTGTCGTTTTCGTCTAAATCATGAATCATGATAAGAAATGTGTCATCTTCGGCAACGCCTTCTAAGATATTAATGCAACTATCTTCAAAATTTTTGCAAACTCCATGAACATTTGTACCGGCAGTGGTTATTGTAGTTGTTAATGGCTGTAATCTAGACGCTGAAGAAGATTCTAAGTTTTCTTTTACCGAATCATCTTTATGAGCATGGTATTCATCTAAAGTAGATTTATGACTGTTAATACCATCTTGCGTTTTTGAATCTCCTCCTAGAGGCTTCATAAAAGCTGCCTTTGGTAAAAATTTAATTTCTTTTTGATAGGTCCTAAAGCCTAAATGCTTTAAAACAGGTATAGCATTTACAAAATCTGCAGCTTGGTTAAAACATAATTTTGCCTGATCTTCTTTGGTTGCTCCAATATAAACTTCTGCTCCTTCTTCATTGTCAAAAGACATAATAAACAAACCATCTCCAGCTTCTTCTGCTGTTTTACCATTTTTTTTACCAATTTTTACATATACATTTCTAATTAAACGTATGGTTTCTCCAGATTCATTTTTTGTTTGCCATGCATAGGTATTGTAAAACCTAAATTGCTGGAAAGGAGATAATATAAATGGCAGACCTGCAGATTTTCCTTTTGTGTGTTTTAGTATTTTTTCAAAAAAACGTATTACAGCAAAACCTTTTTTATGGTCCAACCAATAACCTTTTTTATCTGCTGAATCTATTAATTTATAAAACCGATCTACCGCCTGCTTTATACGCAACCCAGTAACTATAGCCCCAGACTTTACATCTGCTGCATATTGAAAAGGTATTGAGTTTTGTATTTCTTTTGGGATTTGCATTAATTTTTTTATTCTAATAAATATTTTTAAATTTTTTAATTTATTGATTTTAAGTGTTTTGAACACTTTAGTGTGTTATATTTGTTGTTATGGTGCATTATCGTACACCTCTTCCATTAGTTGTTCTAATTCTTCTTTTAAGCAATATCCATCGCATTCTACACCATCCCATTCGGCAGTAACTTCTAATACATTTTTTACATATATTCCTTCATCGCATTTTTTCAAGATGTCTATTGTTGCTTGAATAAGTATTTTTGCTCTTACTTGCTGGTCTTCTGTCATTTCCTAGTTAATTAACACACCATAACAATAGCTAAAATTAATAGCCTTATGACGCTTAGTTTTTAAT